GTATCCATCATCTCGATCTTTGTAAGCTCTTCGATATAGTTTGAGACGCATTTCTAGCTGATCTTTCTCATCCTGACACTCACGTATCGTTGTCTTTAGCTTATTACGCTCTCTCTGATATCCTATACACTGATCTTGTACCTTATCATAGTCATCTATCTTCACAAGAAGCTCAGACATTGTTCCAGTATAGTTAGAATATATCATAGCAACTATATGTGAAATGTCATGATCCAGCTTACCAAGCTCTTCCATGAACAATACCTCTACATCAGGAGGGCGTGTCACATGATCGTGCTCATGCAATATTTCACATGCACGTTCCCATGCGCCACTTACTAATTTCATGAAACTCGTATTATTGATAAAACTCATAATAGTACCTCTTATATTTAGTTGATTGTTGTAGTACTAGATTAGCCCTGCTCGTTTGATAATGATAAATAGCTATGGTTTATCGTTTCATAATCGTACCGTTATGAGATGATCAATAGCATACCCATGTACGCTTTAGCTAATCTAGTGACAGTGATTCTACCCTAGGACGTTTTTACCTCATCTGTCAAGGTGTCCTTTAGATACGGGTTTATTAAACTATGGCATATATCCCTCATATGTTAGTTCAAGTAATACTGTTGTAGTATTACCATAAAAAAGGGTAGACCCACCTGAGTGAGCCTACCCTATAACTTAGCTGTATGACGATTCCCTACCTTGTGCAAAGGCTTGTTGATCTATGTCCTCAACATAGTCGAGTCTAGACTTAGCCTCACGATACACTTCCTTAGACAGATTGATCGTTTTCTTAGCTTTAGTAGCTGTACGTACACTAACGTCATAGACACCAGTGCCTAATGCTAATACAGTTAATCCTAACGCTTTACTTGCGTTTACTATTTTACTTAATCTACTCATATGTAGTACCCCGTTTAGTTAATTAACATTACTATAAATAAGGGTAGCTACACGTATGGTAGCACATACAGCTCTCTCGTATAGGTGAGGATTAGATTACATACGAGCCTGTGCGTGGGGATAGGTGTGACTAGTAGTACACGGAGGTACGACGTGTTGCGCTAGTCAGGCTATGGGCACGCCAGTTGTGAGTTGGGCGGGTGTATAGCACTGAGTGAGCGCAGTGAACACGAGTTAACCTAACGGAACGTTTGAACTCAACCTAGTTGCAACCCGTGACCCTTAATTCAAGGGGGGTAGGTATAACTCATCTCGACCACACACATTCTAGAAATAGTTTTGTAATCAACACTCTCTTGTGGAACAATTAACTTGTTTATTTGTATAATTAGGCATGGGAAAACGCAGGATATTTGAAGTTTTCAATATGAGCACTGGAATGTGGGAGAGTCACATGATAGATGAGGACAGTTTTCATGAGGGTATGAGGCAGCTCAATGAAGAAACTCAAGTATTAGACGCTGAAATACAAATTATTAACAAGATATTGGAACAACAGTTAAATAAAAGGCCACCTCAACCAGTTGAGAGTAGGGATTAACACTATAGTATATACACTATTGTGTATTTACTCTTTTCCTAGTATATTATATAAACACTATAGAGTATACACTAGGGTATTACTCTAAGGGTTAAACTCGTAAGGGAGATAAAATGAAAAAAAGAGGATTCATTGCTTTGCTATTAGCTTTTATATTAAGCTATAGCTGCGCAGTAGAAGAGGTAATTACACAAAGTATTACTGATACGCTGTATATACATCAGACAGATACCGTATATACAACCTATAATGATACCATATATGATGTTCGTGTAGATACTTTATATGATGAACGTGTGGGAGATACTGTATATGTGGTAGTAATTGATACCTTGTATCAGATTGATACAGTATATGTAGGTCAGACCTACGAAGATAGTACGTTATACGATGTATACGTAGAGACAGGGAATGTACCACCAAATTGTAGCCAAATATTGACAATAAGTCAAACGACTACTGATAATGTGTTATATTCTCAAGAATATATGTGTCCTTATACAATTCAAGGGAATATAGACCAGATTCCAGCGGGATATTACATATTAAAGTCATGGTATATTAATAGTGCTGGTAATATGATCAGTACTCAATTATATCAGTTCGATATAATCGGAGATATGTATATTCTAGTAGATGGAGACTACATAACACTAGTATCTGGCAACTGATGGATACATTAAAAAGAAAAGTGAAGGGTGTAAACAAAGTATTTAATATTTACACCGAAGAGGAAGCGGAATCCGAAGGATTACCGTATTTGCACTGGAAACAGGCAAAGGAAGGAGATTATGCCGCTACAGATGATGGCTATGTAGGCTTATGTATCGGCAGAAAGGACTATACCGACAAAAATGGTCGAGTAAAGACCTTTGTAAGGCTATGTCATGGCGCAAATTGGGCTGGAAATACTAATCGTATAGAGTATATGGTGAATAAGACCTTCGGAAGTTATTCACAAGCCAATCCCAAGTCATGGCAAGACCGTGAAGCAAGAAGGACACGTACCAAGAACCTAGTAAATGCCTATGTTGGACAAGCACTCTCTAGTGAGGGGTTTGACTATAAACAATTGGGCAATATTTACCGCCCTGACCAGCAAGAACCGTCTTTGACGGTAAAAAGGGTACTGAAACAGGAGTTTATCAGAGATATGATAGAGAAGAAACTAAAAGAAATTATGGAAGAGAAAGGTATCAGCAAATCCTCGGTAGTTGACACCATGCTAGAAGCAATAGAGATTGCACGTCATAAACAAGATGTAACTAATATGCTTAAAGCATGCGATTATTTTATGGAGCTACTGGAAATGAAACCTTCTAAGAAGATTACAACAGATACATTACAGTTAGACGTATCTAGTAGCATAGCAGATGCAATAGAATCAGAGGAGAAGTCTTTGCTGATGCAGCGGAAAGAAGAAGTCAATGAATCAAAAGAATCAAGTAAGCCCTGAAGATCAATATCTGGGCGTTGATCCTCATAATATAATTAGAATGCAAATAGAGATTGCTATTGAGGCTTTGGCTGAGATAGCTAATAGTAGTTCCATGTCTAACGAATCAATGAAGAAAACGGCATATGATGCTATTCACGAATTAGAGTTAATAGATACTATGTATAATTATGGATTCAAAGACTGAAAATTTAAAAAAAATAAAAGAAAACCTAGTATTGTTCGGCAAAGTATGCATGCCGAATATGTTTTCATCTTCATCACCAGCATTTCACTATGAAATATCAAAGAGGCTTATGAATGAAGATATTAAACAGATAAATATTGTCGCTCCCCGTGGGCACGCCAAGTCCTCTATCGTCGGTGGTGTTTTTCCTCTTTACCACCTCATGTTCCACGGGGGGCAAAAATTAATTGTACTAGTTTCAAGAACTCAAGACCATGCTATTAAATTATTGGGTACTATAAAGGATTGTTTGGATTATTCCAGTAATTTTAGAAGCCTGTTTGGATATTGGGGACAATACTCGGCTAAGCAATGGTCTAAATCAGAGATTGAACTAAAAGATGGCTCAATGGTCATATGTAAGGGTACTGGACAGCAACTTCGTGGTATAAAGAAAGGCAATCAAAGACCTACCCTTATTATAGTAGACGATCCAGAGGACGAAAACAATACTAAGACAGCTGAAGCTATGGAAGCGAATTTGCGCTGGCTGTTGCAGAGTGCCCTTCCATCCCTAGACCCGCAGCGTGGCCGTATAGCGGTCATTGGTACTCCGCAGCACCAGCGTTGTCTTGTTGAAACATTAAAAGAGATGACTGGCTGGGAAAATATGCATTTCGCTCCTAGTATTGAAAAAAATATATCATTGTGGGAAGATTGGCATCCAATCGAGAAATTAGTAAAGAAAAAAGAAGAGCTTGAGTCTATAAACCGAGTTTCAGTGTTTTATAGAGAATATCTATGTCAAATCATTGGAGATGAGGATCAACTGTTCCAAGAAAAGTATTTTCAGTATTATGATGGGAAACTAGTACATGGAGAACATGGAGATGCCTTTATTCAGTTTAAAAGTATAAATGGTAAAGATACAGACCTTCTTTTACCAGTAAATATATTTATGGGGGTAGACCCTGCATCCTCAACCCGAAAAACAGCAGACTATAGCACTATAGTTGCAGTTGCGGTTGATAATGAAAATAACAGGTACATCCTCCCTTACTACCGTAAAAGGGCTACTCCCATGAATCTTGCTAATCAGATTATAGAGCATTTCAAGATAATGAAGCCTTCCAAGGTGCGGATAGAGTCAATAGGCTATCAGGAAATGCTGCGTGAGTATATAAGAGAAAGATGCGACCAAGAGAACATGTTTATTGCTGGTTTAGAGATAAAGGAAAGACCAAGGACAAGTAAATCAGCAAGATTGGAAACTATGGAACCATACTTCGCTCAGAAGAAAGTATATATGCTGGAAAGCATGGAAGAACTGAGAGATGAGTTATTATTATATCCAAGAGCAAAACATGATGATCTATTAGACGGATTGTATTATGCTATGAAGAATACTTATGTGCCAGCCCATGAAACAAGCGATATGAAGTTAAAAGAAAAACAATATGTAACAGATAAAACTTTTGATTGGATGATTGCTTGAAGTATAATTAATTTATATGGAACAATAATGACCTCGATTTCGTATAAGCTGATGTTGCAACGCATATTTCCACATGCCAGAGATACATCCAGAAGTAAGACTTACTCAAGACTTATTCTCTAACTATAGTTCTGCACGCTCAGACTGGGCTAGTCAGGCAGCTGAGGATGCAGAATTTCGGGCAGGGAAACAATGGTCAGATAAGCAGGTAAAGTCATTACGTGCTAGAGCACAAGAACCTTTAGTTGTAAATGTGATCCATCCAGCGGTAGAGCAGGCGAAAGCTATGCTTACTGCTAACTCCCCAAGATTTCAATCTACAGGGCGAGATACTTCAGATACAAAAGTAGGCAGGATATTCTCAGACCTTATGTCATGGGTTTGGGATATATCAAATGGAAACACCGAGTTAAAGCAATGTATCGATGATTATTATGTAAAAGGCATGGGTGTTATGGCTGCATATATTTCTCCAGATGATGATTACGGAAAAGGAGAAGTGTATGTTAAGTCAATCGATCCATTCTCAGTCTATTTTGATGCTGACTCACAAGACCCATTCTGTCGGGATGCTAGTAATATTATAATAGCAAAGCGTATGACAGAAAAAGAATTAATTCAAATATATCCAGAATTTGAAGAAAATATCAGACAATCATCAGAAACTAGTCATATAAGTTCAGTCGATGAGAATCGTTTTGGTATAATGAAAGAGGATGTTCTTCCTAAAGCTAGAAAGAATGAAATGCTGGATGTTGATCTTGAACGTGAACTGGAAGTATTTGAGAGATATACCAAAGTAAAAGTACCATATTATAGAATATTCGATCCATTGTCGAATGAAGAAAAATTGTTAAATGATCCGCAATATGCAGAATACAGAGAAGAACCAGCGGTTATATTAACCGTTTCTGGTGGGAAACAGCAGATATTTACGGATAAACTCAATGTATCTAAGTTTATGCAGATACATGATGATATTGGAAAAGTATATCATCTAGAAGTCGATCCACTCACAGGACAGCCAACACCAGTTGCTGGCCGTGAGAACGATAACTCAATCCCCAACAGTTATACTGCTATTGATCCCATTACCAAAGGCGAGCTTATTGACAGTGAAAAAATCATGGTCAATAAGGTTATGGCTACCAATATAAAACAATGTATCTCGATTGGTGATGAATATCTGTATTCTGTAATATTGCCTATAGAGGATTATCCGATTGTTCCTTTTATGAATAATCATAATAGGAATCCATATCCTATCAGCGATGTAAGAACTGTACGTGGTCTACAGGAATATATTAATAAGCTGCGTTCACTTATTGTTGCTCATGCTAGTAGTTCTACTAATGTTAAGCTTCTTATTCCACGTGGATCGATGAATAAAAAGCAATTAGAAGAAGAGTGGGGACGTGCAGGTACAGCTGTAATTGAGTTTGATCCAGAGCTTGGACAACCAATTGTAGCAGGGCCAGTACCTCTTCCTAATGAGCTATATAAGAATGAAGCTGATGCAAAGGCTGATATTGAACGAATACTTGGTATTTATACATTTATGCAGGGTGATGTTGGCTCAGCCCCCCAAACATTTAAAGGAACTGTTGCTCTTGACGAATATGGTCAAAGACGTATCAAGTCCAAGAAGGATGATATAGAATATTCACTAAACCAGTTAGCTAAATCAGTTGTTGGTTTAATGCAGTATGTCTATACATCTGAAAAGGTTATAAGGCTTATACAGCCTAACAATAAACCTTTAGAAGTAAAAATTAATCAAAATCTTTATGATGATGTCAGTGGACATCTGATTGAAAAAGTAAACGATATATCTGTAGGTAAATATGATATTATCGTTGTTTCTGGCTCAACTCTCCCGTCTAATAGATGGGCTAGGTTTGAATACTATATGGAGCTCTTTAAGAGTGGTCTCATTGATCAAATTGAAGTTTTAAAACAAACTGACGTTGCTGATATGGAAGGCGTACTTGAAAGAGCTGGACAAATGCAGAAACTCATGCAGCAGGTTCAGCAGCAGGGAGATCAGATTAAAAAACTAAAAGGCGATCTACAAACTGCACAGCGTGAATCTGTCCATGACAGGAAGAGAGTTGAAGTTAAGGAATTTGAAAAGAAACTGGCTAAGGCAGAAGCAAAGGCTGAAATGGCTACACAGCTGTATAAGTCGAGAGCATCTGATGAACTTGCTAAACTTAAAGAAGAAGTTAAGGAAGTAACAAAGTCAGTTGACAAACAAGTAGGCTTAAAAGAATAACAGCGGTTGCTGAAATAACCAAATCGCAAGGAGTGAATAATGGCTGAAACACAAAGTGCAGCAATAGAACCTGATAAAACACCGTATGGTTACGAGGTAGAAAAAGCAAACATCCCATTGATGGATGCTGAAGTACCTGCAGGAGATGCAATGAAACCAGAGAGTTTCGATGTAGACGTAAACCAACCGATAATCAGTGAAACGCCTGTAGAAGGACAACAGGCTGAGAGCACAATAAGTCCTGAAGAACAACCTGCAAAAGAAGACTCGAGTAGGTTTGAGTATTGGCAAAGTCAGGCAGACAAGGTAAAGAGCGAACTATCGAATGCACAGCAAGAACTTGATTATTATAGAAGTTTAGCACAGCAGCAGCAGTCAACGGTCTCCAGCGGACAACCTAATGGACAACCCCAGCAACAAGCGGGAGTTCAAGAGGATTCGTTGAAGCAACCCGTCAAACCAACAAAACCAGTCAACTACAGCGAAGTCGATGCGTATAACGATCCTGAGAGTACATCTTTCAAATATCGTTTAGAGAAGGAGAGATATCAAGACGAATATATGGGCTATCTTCAAGAAAAAGACGAAAACAGAGAAAAGCAAATGCGTGCTCAATATGAGTATGCATATGCTCAACAACAAACAGCAATGGTACAAAACAATGCTATGTCACATGCTATTAATGGATATGGTTTTGATCAGACTAAAGCTGGTGATTTCGTCAATTGGGCGAGTAACCCTAGTAACGTCACAGTTGATCACCTTATAAAACTCTATATGATGAAGGATGCACCCGACGCAAGGGTAGAGCAGAAAAAACAGGAAATGAGAAAATCTCAAGAGGTTTTGTCAATGCCAAGATCAGCAGCGGTTGAGACTGGTACATCTGAAGCGCCTCAAAGCGATGAAGACCTGTTTAATCAAGGCTTGCTCTCTTTAAAACGATAAAAAGGAGTAAATCATGGCTGCAACTGAAAAGTTATTAAAAGCCTCTGGTGTACTATATACTGATCGACGAAATTTTTACGTTGCCCCCCAAGTTGTAAAAGAACTTTGGACTGACGTAGCACCGTTTACTACGGTGGTTTCTAATAGAGAGCAGCGTAAAGTACCCGACCCGATTTTCAAAATGTTTGAACATCGGAATCCGTGGCATAAGCAGTATTTCCTAAATAATAGTGATACTGATAACCTTGACTCGGATAATACTACTAATACAACCGTTACTGTAGATGGTGCAAGCAATTGTAATATCGATGACAGTTTGGTTGGTGCAATCTGCGAAGTATGGACAACTAGTTATGGCTCTAAGAAAGCTATCGTAAGAGTTGATTCTGTGACGAATTCAACAACTATTGTTGTCAATACATTGTGGACAAGTACTGGTAGTGATATTGCTATGGCTGATAATGATATTTTTGAAATTATTGGTAATGCACAGGGTGAAGGAACAACAGCGCCAGAAGCATGGGCCGATGAACTAAGTGTCGTTTGGAATTCTTGTCAGATTTTCAAAACGCCATTACAGGTCACTGGCACATTGCTTGCTGCATCATTGCGTGGCGAATCTTCTGAGCTTGCACGTTTACGTGCCCAGAAGGCTCAAGAGCATAAAATGCAGAAAGAAAAGGCGTTCTTGTTCGGACATAGAGTTGGTGGAACAGGTCTTGAACTTCAAGGCGGTGACTCCAGTTCTGAATCATTTGCTGATGGCGGAGTGGCCGACGCAGATGGTAATCTAGTGAGAACATGCTACGGCATATTGAAAGCTATAGAAGACTATGGCGATTCAAGTGGTGACGATCAGAGCATATTTGCCATAACTGAAGCAAGTTATTCATATGGAGACTTTGTGGATGATATGGAAAAAGTATTCCAGTATGTACCAGAATCTGGCGTTAAGCGAGCTTTCTGTGGTTCTGGAGCACTTAGTTACTGGTCGAAAATGGCTGGCAACAGCGGTATGGCTGGTAATTCTGGCTGGTCTGTTGATATAAGTGACATGAAACGTGATTCGCTTGGTTTTAATTATAAACTTCTTGAGACACCTCATGGAGTATTGCAATTAATTCCAACCCCCGCATTGCGTGGTACTTCTTACGGTAAGAAAATGCTTGTCGTAAGTGATGAGAACCTGTTTCATGCTCAATATCGTTCACCAATGTATCAGACTAATATTAAAACTGATAATGCGTTTGACGCAGTAAAGGATCAGTATTTTTCTGATGAAGGTGTTGGTATACAGCTGATTGAAAGTCATAAACTGTTTTCAATTAGTTAAGGAGGTCAATTATGGCTAGAGCTTATCTAGGTGGTTCAAGCGCTTCTGTTGAAAGTAAAACAGCAGCTTATAGTATAGTTCCCGCAGATCATGGTAAATCATTTGTTTTATCTGGTTCTGCAATAACACTTACACTTCCTACTATAGCAAATGCTTACAAAGGATTTTCCTGTAAAGTTATTTCAGGAGATGACAGTGAGCATGTTATAAGTGGTGGTGCAAGTAAAATATACTATCATGGCAGTTACGGAACAGATCATGCAACAAATACTGGTAGAGACATACACGAAACAGTATCATCGCTAACATTAAATGCTGGTGCAATTAATGATACGATTGATATATTTTGTGATGGAACCTACTGGTTATGCAATGGTTCAACAAAAGCTACTGTTGACGCAAGTTAATAAAAACGAAACTCGAGGGGGGAGTAACATCTCCCCTCGAACTGAGGAACTATGACACAGAAACAGTTAATAGAAACAGTACAGCAACATCACCCAGAGTTGGGGGAAACACAAATACGTATATTTTTAAATAAAGCTTTGGATGAGTTTTGTAGAAAAACAAGAATTTTAACAACAGCATATCAATTTACCACAACAGCAGATCAACGATATTATGCTCTTGATGATGCAATATTGGAAGTCTTGTCTGTTGATTTTGATGGATATGATATCTATAGATTATCTGGTAGACCAGAAGTAAGAGATTTAACATAATGGCATATAATAGAACAAAAGATGAAGTCTATTGGTTGGAGCGTGATGGAATTGCAATAGCAAAACATAATGTAACTGGAAATAGCCCAGCATCAGAATATACAGGACCAGAAGGCGGTAAAACTGTAACAATCTTTGCAGTAAAAAATGACGAAAATTTTGTAGCTAGTGGTACTGGAATAACAATGACTGAATCTCCCGCAATACCTGATGAGTTTCATGATGCTTTAGCTCAATACGCTATTATGAAAGGTTATGAAACAAAACCAGAAGCAATACAAATGGCTGGTTACTTTAGACAGCAGTGGGAAATGTGTATACGAGAAGGTAAAAAATATGCAAACACGGGTAGAGATGGTTCTTCATTAAGTATAAAAGGATATGATTACTAATGGATGAAGTTAGTGCACATACTTCTATGTCTGACTTTGCTGAAGTTATTGATACTAGTAATTTAAACTGGGATCAAGCTCTTGCAAGTTGGGAGGATATTATAATGGATTTTAAAGTACCACTTACTTTTACGGAGGTTACAATTTCATAATGGCAGATTTTAAAACACAAGTAGAAGATTTAATTGGCAGTGTAGGCGATGATGCTCTTATTACTCAATCACTTATAGATGTAGGTGGAGAAATAATAGCAGCACTTCCAGATAATAAATTATTACCATCCGCTTTAGCTGTAGCTGTTTCAACTGGTGGCTTATCTGTATCAGACAGAAGAGTATTGGCAGTAGATAAAGACGATCTTCCAGCTAAATATATTCCAGCTAATCAAAAAGCAAGATATAATGATGCTAATTCTATTTATGCTGCTACAGATACAAATCCAGTTTATTACATTGAAGGTGAAACATTGTTTGTAAATGGAGCGGCAGGAAGTGGACCTACTGCTGGTATAATACATTATGTTCCAAAACTTCCAACACATAACGGTACAAATCTTATATCAAATGGAAGTGATGCAGTGGCTAATTTTCCTTTAGAAGCGGAATATTTACTTGTACTTGGTAGTGCAGTTAGATGCTTACAAAGATTAATGGCTGATAAATCATCTAGTTTGTCTGATTTAGCTACTCCAGCATCTGGACTTGAAATACCTGCAGCACCAAGCTTTACTGATCCAGATATAGCTTCTACAACATTAGATAATTTAGGCGTTCCTCCAATTTATACATCACCATCTACAACTATTAGTGGCGTAGCTTGGGATACAGAATATCCTTCTCAAGCTAGTGCTATTACAACAGCATTGGGATTAATAAAAACAGCAGTAGATCAAGCGGCTACAGCAGCTGGTAAATTTTTATCTGCTGATAGTGATTCTGTTTTTGGAGATGAAGAAACATTTCTAACGGCAAACTCTCAATTAACAAGAGTAAAGGATGCGTTAGATAAAGTGTCTGCAT